GGCCGTCAATGTAAACAGGGGATTGGTGTCGCCGTCCGTTGTCTCCAGCACAAGAAAACGCCTGATCAGGCTCTCGATACCGTACAGCTTCAGGTTATACTCCCACTCGCTACCGCTTTTCTCTTTCGGGGTGTACCGCTCCGTCAGCCAGTACCGCTCGCCCATGTAGTCCGTGAAGTCGCCTACATCAAGAGGGATATGGGCATAATGCGTGAAGGAGAGCGCCAGCACGTTGTCGCCCTGCACCTCCTTGCTCTGCGTCGAACTGTCACTTGCGGCCACATCCGCACGCTTGGCCCCGGCTTTATCGTATATCGTTAAAAGCATATTCGAATCGTCTTTGAATGGTTATATAATCGGTACCGGTTCGCGGAACTTCACCTTGAATTTCCCGGCGTGGACCCCTTCCTTCCACAAATAGGTCAGCGGGGTGAACTTCGGGCTGTCCGTGTATTTCACGTGCAGTGCCAGATCAAGCTGGGGAAACGCGATGTCGAGCCACCCGTCCTTCCCTTTCTTCAGAAAATTGATGAACGCGAAGTATTTCCGCAGCCATCCCGCCTTTGTCTTGTTATACAGTGCGAAGTGCAGCGTCACGTCACGCGCCTCGTTCCTCGGGGTAAGGACCGCGCTGTATTTCTCCCCGTCCTCCTCCCGTATGTCCACGGCCGTCTCCTTCTTCGTCTTGCTCGGGGTCAGGATCGCCGAGAGGTTATCCATGCCACCGCGCCGGTCTTCCACCAGGAACACGCCATATTCCGTCCAGATGTCCGTGCCGTTCACCAGTACCAGCCCGCCCAATATATCTGCCATGTCATTTCACTTTTAGTCCGTCACGTATCATTTTCCTTATCTCATCCTTTATCTCGCCCAGGTGGCCGGCACTTACGCCCGTGTTCTCAGCGATGCGGGCCAGGTGGCCCTCGGCCGTGTCCATCTTTTCCGACACGCTCTCCAGCCGGTCGTCCATACTGCTCCAGTGTTGCAACCCATTGGTGAACATCCCCTCCAGCTTCGTGCCCTGGTCATACGTCATGGCCGTGTAGCCACCCGCTTTTGCGCTCTGGCCCGTACCACCTTGCTGCGTCTTGTCATAACCGGCGGCTGCCGCCAGTTTGTCGCGCAGGTCCACCGCCTCTTCCACATACCGCAAGTATTCGTCGGCCAAAGCCTTCCGTTCCGCTTCCGTCAGGTCGTTGTCCTCCATCGCCTTGCCGAACCGTTCCCACCAGCCCTTCAACTTCTCGCTGTACATCTCCCCTATCTTGTTGCTCAGCATCGCCCGCATGAAATATTCCGAGATATCATCGGCCGCCTCCTTCGCGCCATACTTCATGTTCATCAGGTTATCGATAAAGCTGCCATACATTCCATCAAACGAAATGCCGGTAAGCCCTTCATACAGCTGGTCGGTCAGTTCCTCCAGCTTACCGGCTTGTTCTATGTAGTCATCCAGTTTCTCGGTAAGCCGCCCGCCGTAACCGCCCTTGCCCGTGTCCTGTATCTGTGTCCACATGTCCACGTTGCTTCTGAGGGCCTTCATCTCCTCCGGACTCAGGCTCCACAGACTGCCGTCCCACTGGCGGCCGATCTGCCCGCTCAGCTTGTCTATCTGTGCCTGGGAAAAACCATCCCAATAATAATTCCAAGAGCGGTGGCTGCCGTGGTAACCGGCCTGCGCCATCGCCATCTGCAGGTAGTTGGAATTCGTCTCCTGCTGGTATTTGTACGCATCACGGTAGGCGGTGACAGATTTTGTTCCCTTACTCGCCTCGATGGTATCGGTCAAATCCTCGATGGAGGTTTGCAGCTTCTCGTTCCGGTCAGTCAGCCGGTCCATCGTATCCTGCACCTCTTTCGCGTTGCTTCCGTTCCAGTTGATGGTGCCGCCCAGACTGAACAAAGTCTTCACCGCGCCGCTTACCGCCTTGACACCGCCGGTAATGACGCTCATCGGTTTGGTCAGGTCGATGCTTTCCAGACCGTCCAGCGTCTGCCCTAAACCTTCCAGGTATTCGCCCATCCATTCCGGCGGATCGATACCGAACTGTTCCACCAGTCCCAGCAGGTCTTCTGCCGCTCCCACGTATTCCTTCACCTGCCCCACGCTGCCGTGCAGGGCGTCCGTAGCCTCGGCCAGTGCCCCCTGCCTCGCGTTTCGGGCGGCATCCAACGCGGCCCGGGCGTTCTTCCGCTCGGCTTCAGTCCCTTCTTCCACGGCCTTGTTATAGGCTTCCTGGGCCTCCTTGACGGATAAGGTCGTGGATTTTACCCGCGACAAGGATGATTCCAATGCCGCAAAGGGATTGCGCTCGCTAAGTTTCCTGTCGATGGCGTCAATGGCACGCACCAGGTCTTTCAGGCTGTCCGGCTGCAAGTCCTTCTGGGTATCGATATATTCCTTCAGACGGGTACGGAGGGATTGGAGGCTTTCGGAGGATACCTTGTCGAGGTCCCCGAATACGGCTTCCCAATTCAATCCGTCCTTCAATTCCTTCAGATCAAGACCGGCCATCTTTTCCTTCAGTTCTTCCTGAAGTGTTTTCCGACCGCCTTCCGTGGTAGCTTCCGCGATACGTTTTTCATACTCCTTGGTAATGGCCAGTTTCTTTTCTTCATAGCTCCCATATTCCGCCAGGTAATCACGCATGGCCTGGGCTTCTTTTTCCCTCTCATCTTCAAAAATGGCGGCAAGAGCCGCGCTCCGGTTCTTATCGTTGGAGTCGCGTGCGCCGGCAAGGGCATCCCTCTGACCGGGAGTCAGGCCATTGCCACCGGTGGAAACACCGGCTTCCTTGTTTTCACGTTTCCATTCGGCTTCCTGACGGGCTATTTCTTCTTTTCTCTTGTTATAGTCGTATTCGATCTGTGCCAGTTTCTTTTCAGTGCCGTCTTTCATCCGGTCTATCTCCTCTTTCCGATTCTCGGCCTGGAGTGCGGCAAGTTCCTGCGCCAGCCTACGCTCTGTAGCCATACGCTGCCTGGCTTCCGTTTCCGTTTTTTTACCGGACTGTTTAGGATCGGAGTGTCCGCCGATATTTCCCTTCCTGGCGGCTTCGGCGGCTTTCCTCGTTTCCTCCTCCGCCTTCCTCAGATAACCGTCACGCTTGTTCTCCGCATTTTTCAGCAGGATATCATAAGCCTCCTGATCATGTTTTCGGATAGCCTCCTGCGCGTCATACACATGGCCGACTTCCGCCATATTGCTTTGTATCAAATACTGCCCTATCTTTCCGAAGAATCCCATAGCACTTTCAGCCTCTTCCGGTTTCTGGGCCTTGATCTTGTTTACTTCTTCGTCAGCTTCGGCCGCCTTGCTGACCAGATTCTGGACGTTGGCCTGATGAAGCAAGACCTGCACGTAGTCCTCGCTCTTTTGGGTAAGGGTATCGTACCACTCGGAAAGGGTTTTATAATAACCGAAACTTTCCCCGTATTTGCGGTTCAGTTCCTCCACCTTCGCCTTTTCCTGCTCCTTGCCGCCGGTGAAGTCCTTTATTTCACCGATAACCGATTTCAGCTCAAAGCGGGTACGCACCATCTGGGCGCGGCCGTCCTTCTCGATCTCGGTCATTTCCTTCAACGAGATATTGAATTCGTCCACGCCTTTCTTGGCGCTGAACAAATCCTTCGTCCACTCCACGATCTCGTCACCGTACATCACAAGCAGCATGATGCCGGTCGTAAGTGCCGTCTGCCAGGAAAAAAGAGAAGAGAGTACCTGCTTCCATACCGGCGTGCCTTTCTGCCCCGACTTCCGCAGCTCGTCGTATTCCTTACGGGCACGGGCCAGCTCATCGGTGAATATCGGCAGGTTGTTGCTGATGGCCAGAAAGAACATCTGCGGTCCCATAGCCAACGAGGGCATCTCACGGGCAATCTGCTGGATGCTGTTGTGCAAGCCGTTAAACTGGCGCTGCGCGTTAGGCATGTCTGAAGGCGTGACCTGTACGGTTTCCGATTCCGCCTGAAGCTGTCTCAACTTGCCACGCAATTCCTCAAGCTGCTTTTCCAGCGCGTGGATCTGGGCGATGTTGGCGCTCTGGTCCAGATTGGGGGCGGCCGTCTCACCGGCAAGACGCAGTCTTTCCAGTTCCGCCTCCAACACCCTGACGGTGTTACGAAGCTCCAGCGCCTCACGCTCGGCCTTGTCCATGCCGGGCGTAAGGCCGTCCTTCATCAAAAATTCAACTTCCACAGGTTTCATTCCAGTCTGCTTTGAAAAAATCCTACAATATCGTCCGCCTCGTCCTCCGCGCTACGGTCCGTTCTCCGGCTGCCTTCACCGCCGCCTTTCTTCCGCCTCACATACCGGGGCGCGTCACTCAGCATCATGATCAGCGTCTGCCAGTTCACCCCGTCAAGGATGTAATCCACGCTCCAGCCGGTCGCCGATGCAATCTGCCATATAAATCCGAAGGGGCTATGTGAACATTCATACTCTGTCCTTAACTCCCCTTCCCTTTCTGGCTCAGTCTCGGTTTCGTCGGGTTCGCCCGATCCACCGATCTGATAATACGCATAAAATCCTTCGTGCCCATCAGACGCTCGAACGTCCGGAACACGGCCACCAGGAACCTCCAATCGACAAGCTCCCGGAGTATCCATGCCGTCAGCCCTATGCCTACACGCCGGGCCACGCAGCCCCGGCACACCGTATAAGCCAACATCCGGCTGACGCCTTTTCCGTACTTTGCAACAAAGGCCATTTCCTCCGCCTTGTCCTTCGGTTTCCAGCCGGGTGCCACACCCAGCCTCAGATACTCCCTGGCCAGCAGCATCTGGCCCCGAAGCCGGGGACGCTTCATCGTCACACGCAGTTCCAGGGGATGTTTCTTAAAGGGAACGCGCCACCTTTTAAGAGGAACGGACACGCCACCGTCCAGCAACGCGTCCGCACATTCCATTTCTATCAGTTGCTCCAACCGGTCATCCATACGCTAACCCTCCTCGTCCGAGGTCTGTACTTCCGCCGCAGGCAGTCTGTATTCACCCCACTCATCCGGCAAGGCATCCGTATCGAACACGCCGTAGGGCTGCGAGCCGTCCGCCGGCATCGCCACCTCCAACGTACACTCGATCTTCGCCGTTTCCGTAAGTGTCAGCTTACCGCCCAAATTGGAGAGCAGCGTCGCGTTGGGCATCAGGACGCTCTTACCCGACACAAGGGCAAGTTCCCAGGGTCCTTGCATCACCATGGCCGCCGAGGGGGCGGTCCAGCCGATCGGGTTTTCCTCCGACACGTCCGTGCTCTTGTAATGGAGGGAACCGCCAAGCAGCTTGTGCAGGTTCTTGTAATCCATCTGGATCACGTTGAACGTCGGCGCTATGCTGCCGTTCGACTGGGCTATGACCAGCACCGGGGCGCCGGGCACCTGTTCCGCCTCGATTTTCGCGGCCTCGGGTTTCTGGCCGCCCAGGTCAAAGGAGCCTTTCTCGATGTAGCCCACGATAAAATCCTTGTATTTCACGGCACCGATGCCGTACATGAAATTCTTATCCGCCATCTTTCTTTTGTTTTTGAATTAATATTACCGCTAAAACGCATATCACTATTCCAGTCCCAAAACCATAGAAGAAGATTTGAACGGGGTTTGAACGCCGTTTTACCTCCGCCTCGTACAAATCCGCCATTTCCTCCCAGGCTTCCCTGTACGTCTCGGACCTGCCCGCATAATACTCGACCAGGATTTGCAAACTGTCGCAGCTCGCGTGCACGGCGATCACGTTTCCGTCGCGGCTTACCGACACGTTCGCCTGCCCGCTCTTTCCGCTATACGACGCCTCGGGGGGC